CACTATCAATAATTTTCTCATTTTCTGTTATAGATGCATCTCGCAATGAGATTTTATTTTCTATTGATTTGATAGAGCTGGTTTTAGTAGCAGTAACCTCTTCAATATATTTTTTCTGTAGTTGTATGTTGTTGTTTATTAACTTTCTATCGTGTTCGTTTTCCGACAGACTACTAGAAATGACAGACTGTTTGACTTTTAGTATCTCATTCATAGATGTGAATATTTTAATATCTAACAAGTCTTCGATAATATCTCTTCTGTCTGACGCAGACAGTTGCATAAACGGAACAAATGTTGCAGAACCAAGGATTACCGTCTGAGTAAACGACTTATAGTTTAGTTTTAATATATTGTCTTCAAGATATGTCTGAGAATCTTTTATTTTGGAATCTTGGTCTAACATCTTACCATCTATCCAGACTTCAAAAACATTAGGTTTTATCCCCCTGCGAACAAGATACTTCTTTCTCCCAATGGTAAAATTTATCTCTATAGAACAATCTTTCTCGTTAATCGAATTAACCAATTGCGGTTTATTGATTTTACGAAATGCTTTTCCAAAAAGACCGAAACACAACGCATCAAGAATAGTAGATTTACCAGCACCATTCGAACCAAGAATAAGTGTGGTAGAAGTCCTGTCCAGCTGAACACTTGTATAGTTGTTTCCTGTCGATAGAAAGTTTTTCCATTTAATGTTATTAAATTCAATCATTAAGCATTTTCTCTCATCGCGTCAACATATAAGTCTTTAATCATAGACTTCAATTTCATTTTATCCAGAGACATTTCGTAATTATCTACATACTCCGATAAAAGTGTCATGGTGTCTTGTATCACATCTACATCTTCACCACTAGAGTCAAATTCATCGTTACTTTCTACTATTTGAATGTCTGCAACATTGTTCTTATATAAGGTATCTAAAAAGATATCAAATTTTAAGGCGTTGGTTCTATTCTTAACAACAATCTTGACATACCGACCATCCATGTCAGACGTATCTACTACAACATCTTCATCATATTCGATTTTATGAAACATCTTGTATGGGTTCTGAATGAATTCAAGTTCCAAGGTTTCGGTATCAAATATATGGAATCCTTTCGGGTCATCGTAATCCATCCATGTAGTTTCATAGGGATTTCCTAGATAATGAATTTTTCCGTTATTTGATTTATGATGAAAGTGACCAGAACACACTAGGTCAAACTTATCAAACATTTTAATGCCAAGGCCTTCTTCACACTTCATTCCACGATGCATTTCAAAACCAGCAATCTCAAGGTGTCCAAATAAGACTTTAGAATTTGAGTTCTTTATATAATCCGAAGAGCTGTGATAGTTCTCTGAATTAATCCAAGGCATCAAAACAATTTCTCGTCCTTCAAAATTCAGAGTGTCGGGTTCTGAATATACTTTAGGCGAATATGGATGGTTAAAATCTATCAGTTCATCCATCGCATTAACAGCATTCGTGTTCTTGAAATAGGTATCATGGTTTCCGATAATGATGTGCATGTTGACTTCGTTATCTTGAAACCACCCAATAAAGTCTTTTTTAAACTTATGAAGAATATTAAAGTTTATGAATTTGCGTCTATCGACAACATCTCCAAGGTGTATAACATTCTCTATATTATTATCTTTTAGATAAGGAAAAAAAACATTATTATAGAATTCCATCATATAGTCATAAAATAATATCGAATCCCCACGAGCACCAAAGTGGGTATCCGTAATCAATGCAATTTTCATTAATTGTCCTCTAAACGTTTCTTTTCTTCTGCTTCAAGTCGAAGGTTCTCTTCACTCTCTTCTTTTGATTTTTTTCTGGCTTCTTTCTTGGTTCTCTGAGTCTTCTCAAAATCCGCAAGAAATTCGTCCATGTTGTTGTGAATGAACTCTACATAACTTTTATTGACAGGCGAGGCATCTGCACTCTCACCACTTAAATCGAACATCAGACTTGCTTGTTCAATTGACTTATACTTGACGTATGTCTGTTTCTTTTCTTTCTGAATCCTTCGGATAAATGCATAGTAGATAATTTGCGTGAAGTACGCAAAAGGATTCTTAGATTTCGCTGGGTTGAAATTATCTATATAAAGAAGACAGTTCTCAATACCATCAGATATCATATCGTCTTTATAGGTATAATTAATAAAGTTGGGTCTATATGATAAGTGCTGAGATATCTTCATGATGCACTCTCCGATATAATTCGGAACCCTTGGTCTAGGCGTTTCTTCTTCTTTCGCCTTGATGACCAAATTTCGATACTCGGTCATTTCACCAAGTAGCTTCTTGTTGTCAACGTAGTGTTGCTTTTTCTTCTTCTCTGCCATAGTAAAGTCGCCTTATGAGTAAATTATGTTCCATTATAACAAATCCCATCGGGAAAGTCAAGCTTTAATTTAATTTCATCTTTTTTAAAGAAAGTGCTTGACATCTCTGAGAATGTGTGTATAATAGAGCTTGTCTCTCTAAAAAGAATAATAATTAATGTATTGTATTATTGCTTGCTGATTCTAGTTTAGACAAGTAATCTTCATCATCATCTTCATATCCCTCTTCTATATCTGCTTCTTCAAACGTCGAGTGTTCAGACAGTTTGTGTTTCTCAGACAGTTTGATATAGTAGCTTAATAGGTCAGACTTAACACTAGTCATTGTCACCACCCTATCAAGTGGCAAAAGAATCAGTTCATCATCAGTAAATGGTATCCATCGGACAAACGCAACTGAGTGGTCATCTTCGTTCTTCGTTGCAACCTGTTTCAAACAATAAGGGTCTTCCAAAGCAATTGTTGGTTTTGTATCATCATCGGGATTGTAGCGGGTTACTCCACTAATAAGGTCATCCCCATTATGTAACTTAATGATTTTATATTCCATCAGCCTATTCCTTTGTATATGTTTACGTCATGAACTTGGAAATCGAACTTCTCTTCATTATATATATTTATGCGTTCATAAAAGTGTCTGATTGCAAAGTTTATGTACGTCTTATGTTGTAAATCGTCAGCTATATCGTATAGTACCGCACTACTCTTGTTATCACCTTTCCTGAGGCCTCTACCTATAGACTGAAGATTTCTTATCCTACTTTTGGATGGTGATGAAAAAATAACATTATGTAGGTTCTTAATATTTATGCCAGTAGAAAAGGTTCCATATGATGCAATGATAATAGCGTTATCTGCCTTCTCTGTCAATGCTCGTATATCTTCTCGCACTTCACCTTTTATCGCACCACTAACAAAAAACACTGGTCTACCCTTCTCAGCTCTTTCTGATATGTCTTTAAACATGGGTTTTCCATGCTTTTCTACAAAGTTATAGAGTACTAGTGTATTACCTTTTAGAGATAATGTCAAGTTGTTTATGAATTTATTTCGTCTTTCGTTGTGAATAATCCAATCAATCTCTTCTTGGTACTTCTTAGATTTGTTGTCCTTGCACATCTGCGGTGGATATTTCAACACCAAACACTGAATCTTGAATGATGACAGAGTTTTGTTGTCAATTAGTTTTTTTGTTGATGTGACTTGTTTTACATCACCAAACATACCAGTTAACATCAATTTATGGGTTTTGGTTCCATCAAGTGTACCAGTAGTACCGAATCTATATTTACACCCCACCATTTTATCCATTATTTTATTTAATGAATTTGCTTTGAATAAGTGACACTCATCCCCCACAATCATTCCAAATTGACTGAAGTAATTCTTATCTAATCTAAATATGGATTGCCATGTAGATATCACCACACGCTTATCAGTATCTTTGTCTTGGCCAGAAAAAATCTTATGACAATATTTTTCCGAATCCCATCCGTAATCTCCAAAATCAGAATACATCTGATGCACCAATGATGTGGTAGGAACGATGATTATAATCTTCTTGTTTTGCAAGTCTGGATGCATCATATAGAATCGTATTAGTGTATAGATAATTAATGACTTGCCAGACGCAGTAGGAGACAGTAGGAGACACCTATTAGAGTTTATGGAGTGTTGCACTGCCTCTAGTTGATAGTCCCTGTACTGGATAGGCTTACCGCCTGAGTGTGGGTTAACATATTGTGCAAGTTCTTCCAGATTCTTTTTCGAGAAGTTCGGTGGTGCGTCATCTTCATATACAAGTTCATATCCGTTCATATCACAAAATCTTCTTAGGTGTGATATAAGACCTTTATATAATTTTCTATTGTTTGGATTTAGTAGTCTAATTCTACCATCCCACATTTTGTTTCTAAAGGACGGCATAAATTCTGCGCCAGGCACTTTGAATGTAAAGTAGTCTACAAGTTCTTTTAATATAAAAAACTCATTAGAATCTACAGTTACATAAACTTCATCTATTGTGACTACCAG